GCAGGTGGAACGATTAATTTCATTCCTCTTAATGCAACAATCATATTTCTTTCATCAACAAATTGTGAAATGTCAATCAAAGCATTTTCTAATGAAGTTTCATTAAGATCTGCAGCTGTTGATGGTTCATTTCTAAATGTACCACCACCACCTAATGGGTGATCTGTTGCACAAAGTTCTTTGCCGTCACCACCAGTGACGCTTGAATCAAAAGCATTGTTCAATACAGCTGCGGCTTTTACTTGCTTGGTATGAGCCATTGATCTAGCCAACGCTCTTGTATATCTAGCTCCAAGTTGATCATACAAATTGTCTTCCATTGCCTCTTCTGTTAATGCAAAAGCTAAAGCAATAGTTTCCATTGTGTATCTTGAAGTATAAACTTCATTTGCTTGATCAAATTGTACACCAGATCCCTCTGATTTTGTTGAAGCATTGCCAAATCCACTTAACATTACTTCCTCTTCAAACGCTCTGTCTGAAGATTCGGTGTCAAATATTTCTGTATGCTCTTGATCATAACGATCATATTCCATGCCGAATAAAGCGTTAAGACCAGGTTCTAGTTCTTTAACTAGTTGTGCTCGTGATATAGCCATAGTTCAACCTCCCTTACGCTAATCCTGCAGACTTCTGTCCAAATATGTGATTTTGAATCACAACATAGACATTAGTTGCATCTGATGAAACATCGTTATTTTCTGGATCTTGAGATATGTCAATCGCTTTAACTGATAAAGTTGCGGTGGTTGCACCATCGCTAACATTCAATTCAGCTCCTGAAATACCCGTTACAGTAGATCCTGCACTTGTATAAACAATGTCAAAGTTACCAAATAAGTCAGCAATTGGAAATGCAGCGTTACATTGAATTTCAAAAATGACGTTTGGATCGTCAATAATAAAAGCTTCAATATCTGACGCATTCGTACTTGCTGGATAAAAGTTGGAAAAAGTTTCTTTTCCCGTTGTAGGATCTGTGAATCTACAACCATTGAAAACTCCAACTATCGGAACAGTACCACCATCAGCGTGTACTTCTACACCACCTCCAGTTACTTGAGCGACCATGTCGCCTTGAAAAATACTAGTTCCGTAATTGGCAGCTATTCTATAACGGCTTTGACCACCAGTCCAAGGAGCACCTCCTATCATTCTGACTGGCCTCATACCGAAAGCAGCATCTTGATTTGCCATTACACTCTCCGTAGTAATAATTTATTAACTTTGCCTCTTGCCACCAAAGTGAACTTGAGACTTTCTTTCTTTAGATATTGGCATTGCAGGATTTGATTCTTTCATTAAATCTCTATCAACAGCCTCCATCTGGGTATTAGTTTTATCCCTAAAATATTGATTTCTTTCTTCAACAATTTCATTGGGAATCCGTGCTAATAAAAGCCCTCCTTGACCAATTACTCCAGCATTTTTGCCTTCATCAACCACGGGAGCATCAAAATCGGGATAATCTTCAGCACGAACTAATTCATAACCCTCTCTTTGCCGCTTATAGATATTTGCTTTATCATCGTAATCCATAACTCGTTCTCTTATCCACCTATGTTTGTAACCTACAGGTGCTGGTGGAGCATCTAATTGAGATGGCGGTGTCCAAGACTTTTTTCTTTCCTGCTTTTCACGAGTTGCAGTTTCTCGATTGCTTCTATCCACCATATTAGGCTCCTCTTTTTTCTATTTTTGCTACCTCTTTAGCATATTGCTCTAAAGGTATACGCATTTTTTTTGCAAATGCCACTTGCCCAGGGGTAAGTTCTATTTGCTTTTTCCGCCCACTTGTTACGGCTTTGCCGTTTGCAGGTGCGACAGTCTGGGCGACTTTCCTGTCACTCTGAAACTTTTGTGGAAACTCAACTCTTAATCTTTTGTCTATTTCCTTATAGTAATCTTCTGTTGATGGATCAAAACCTTCTGAAACAACTATTTCATGTAAGGCTTGAGCACCTCTGGTCATAACCATGTCTTTAGCAAACCAAGTATTTTTATCCAACCAATTTTGCAATTTTGGATCTAACTCTTGTTTTTCTTGGGTCTGCCTCGCTTGAGGTTGGACTTCTTTACTTTGTCCCTCATCTGTTTGAGTTGCATTGTCTTGCTCTGCTCTGATCTTTTGGATTCTAAGTCTTTCATTTTCAATAGCGAGTTTAGCCATAAGGTCACTCGCTTCAGACATTTTTTCAGCATCTCCAGCATCAAAAGCCTCCTTATATAGTTTTTTTGCACTAGCAGTTTGTGCCTCAATTCTGCTACCAAACTCTGTAGTGTAACCATTATTAAGTTGAGATAGTTTACTTTGTAACTCTTCATTTTTCTTTTTTTGTTCTTCGGCATATCTATAAGCAGCATCTGCCTCTTCTAAAGCTTGTTTTCTTTTAGCTGTTAGTTGATTAATACGCTTTTGTACATTTTCAGAATAATTTTCGAGTTCTTCTTCTTGATTATCTGAGCGAACATCTGTTCGCTCTCCTTCTTTAGCCTCAATTTTTGAAGGCTCTTCTTTTTTTGATTCAGATTCTTCAATATCGACTAAAATTTTTTCGTCTTCAATTGTATCTTCTTTAATTTGTTCTTGTGCTTCGTTCATTATGCCCTCCACTATACATAAGAAATATCTGTTGGATCAAGTATTTTTGCAATAATATTATCATCATTTATGATTCTTAGCTCAAGTCCTTCCACTTTGAACCTATTTCCAGCATATCTACCCATAAGTACCCATTCTTTCTCAGAACAGTATGCTCCATTTGGGAATTTATCAGAATCTTTATATGCGTCTGGACCCATTTTGACAACATAAGCTACAACTGTTGCAAAAGATTCTCTCTCTCTAGTTGCGTCAGGTATGTATATTCCACCTTTGGTTTTCTCTTTTGGGTAATATGGTATTACCAAAAGCCTATAACCAGTTGGTTGTGGAAGTCTATCAAGTGTTGAACTATCCAATTTTGATGGATCGTCTTGATTTTTGTTTTCTTCATCACTCTTAAAGCCTTTGCTTATAGCTGATGGAGTTGGGTTGACGTTTTTTGCCAACAGTCTGTCGGGAACGTATAGTTTTTTAGTCATCTTCAATGCCTTTCATCGAGGTTCTGATTTCTTCTATTACCCAAGTCATGCCTCGTATCTGACCTGTAATAAACCGATAGTCCTCAATAGAGTCTATCGAACCATCTGCTAAAGACTGTGTTAAATCATCTTGTCTTTTGCGAATGTTCTTTAATGTATGTTCTGCTAATTTAACTGCATCCATAATTAATTCCAATGTGTAACATATTTACTAAAGTCTTTCTCTTTAACATGTAACTCATTCGTTGCCTGATCTGTAACACACATTTTTTCTTTTGTCATTTTTTCAAAATTACCATGTATTAAGTAGTGCCAATTAGGTAATTGTTTTTTTTCATTTATTAACTTATATGCACAAGTTTCAGGCATCCAATTAAGTGCATCTAAATTTTGATAGCTTAACACAACACATTCTTTTACTTTTTTCTTTCTATTTTTGTAATCTCTACATTGTGCTGTTTTAGTGCAAAGTAATTGACATGTTATACTTGTGTAGAAAATTTTTCCATCATCTTCCAATTTAATTAAACAACATTTTCCACATCTATCACATAAAGCTTCCCATTCTTTTTTTGAAAAGTCTTTTAAATCTTTTTTCCAAAAATGTTTTTTTAACACTGTTATAAATCTTCTTCTTGATATAAATTGGCACACATAGGACATTTATATTCTTTAAATTTATACATTCCTACAGTCGGTATTGGTTCTTCATGCACTATTTCTTTCATAGCGATTTTATGAATCCAACAAATTTTAACTTCTTTTTCTTGACTCATTTTTTTGTGTCAGTTTTTTTCATCTTGTCGTATGATCTCATTCCACCAATTCCAAGCATACCAAACATCAAAGGCATCATCACGGACATATCGGCTTGAGGTATCGTTATTCCAAAACCTGCACAAATTGGTGCCACCATATAATTTATACCAAGCGATAGGCCTGAAATCCAACCAATCAAGGGTCTCCAAGACGATTGAAACCAGTTACCTTTAGCATCTTCTTTTAAAACTTCTATTTGAGCAAGTGCCAATTCTTGGGCGTGTCTTTCAGACATTGTGGCTATCTTATGAGCGAGTTCTGCCTTTTTGTCTGCATCGGGAATAAATTTATCTAGTAGTCCAGTAACTGGACCTATAAGTGCTTGTAACATTGCTACCTCCTAATAAACCTTAACTTTTTTATCATCAAGACTTGGTATGAGTTTACACATACATTCATAATTATCAACTTTTATCGGCACCTCTATTTTTTGATTACTTAATCTTTCCGAATAATACAAGCAATCATTTATGTTTTTAAAGTATATCCCACCATTAAAATTATCATTAAGATAACACATAAGCATAAATACAGTCATTTTTTTCTAGCACGTTTCAAAGATTCTTTTGCAGATTTTGCAATTCTGACAACCTCTGACTTTTTCATTACCTTTGCTCTCTGCTCCATGACTGTAAGTATTTGTATTTTTCTAGCATATGGCTTATTAATTTTTTTAACTTTTCTCACAGTTGCACGGGCATCGGCTGGTGTTGCAAATTTTATACTAACAGTATCTTTGGGATTTTCGTCAGTATATAACCTTCTGCCACTTCCTTTTGGTTTTTTACCTGTACCAGTTTTAGGATCTTTTCTTTTTGCCATTTATAATACTTTTTAATGTTTTTGCTTGACCCTTATGAAGCTTAGAGGCTTTTTTTAAACCTTTAATAACCTTTTTAATTTTACTTTTCT